CCGTCTACAAGTAAGTAATTATCCTGTTCAACAAGATGATAATCGTTTCTTGTTCCGTGTACCTTTTCAGTTTTTCTCCGTCCATAAGCAATTTTTCCGCAATAAACAGGATTTTTAAGAATAATCCTTATTAGATGTGCGTCAAAGAGTGGATTTTTACCGTTTTGTCGCTGTATTTTACGAATGCCGTGGTCTTCCAAATATTTCGATATTCCATTTGCACCTATGTCAGTGGTAACATATTGATTGAAAATAACTCGTATTGCTTCCGCTTCTTCTTCATTAATCTCAAGTTCACCGTTTGTTAACTTATAGCCATAAGGAGCGAAGCCACCATTCCAACGTCCCTCTCTGGCTTTCTGAATACGTCCTTCCATTGTCTGAACACGAATATTTTCACGCTCTATTTCAGCTACAGCGGATAATACGGAAATCATCAGCTTGCCAGCGTCCTTTGATGAGTCAATTCCGTCCTCAACGCAAATCAGATTTACTCCGAAATCCTGCATTACCTGTAAAGTTGACAACACATCGGCGGCATTTCTGCCAAAACGGGACAGCTTGAAAACAAGCACAAAAGATACGCCATCTTTTCCCGACTTTATGTCGTCCATCATTTGGCTGAATTGAAGCCGTCCTTCAATTGATTTTCCAGATTTCCCAGCGTCCTCATATTCGCACACTATCTCATAATCATTGTAGTCAGCAAAGGCTTTCATTCTTGCTTTTTGAGCATCAAGAGAATATCCGTCAATCTGCATTGCGGTTGATACCCTGGTATATGTGTAAACTCTCTTTCTTTTTTCTTTCATAATATCATCCTCATTCCTATGTATCTTTCTTCTCGCTTATCTGCGGGAAGAAAGTTTGGACGCTGCTTTCACGTCTTAATTATATCACGCCGCTTGTCCTGTGTCAACAGAACTTTGTGCATTATTATTTTTCGCTGTGTTAATTCTATAAGGGTCTGGTAATTCATCAAGATTTATTTCTGAAATATGTTTTTCAATTATCTCTGCCAATAAATAAGCAAGACCGCTCCATTCGTCAATCATAGGCAATAATCCTTTCATATTGTATTTTCGTTTTATATCATTCCAACTCTCCGCTGCGCTTTCTCTGCTGTTCCCTGAATAGAGCTTTGGGAGCAACCGCCTCAAGATTTTTCTTCACGTCCCTGAATTCTTTCAGCGTGTCCTTTCGGGTGAAATAATCTATGCTCAATTCCTGTTTCTCTTCGTCAAGCCTGTCATATTCTTTTTTCAGAGAAGCCATACTTGGCAGCTTGTTATCGTGAATATACGGCTGTAATTCTTTCAGCGCCGCCTTGTATAAAACTTTTTGTGCGTCGTTCTTGCGTTCCTTGTTTTCACGGAAAATCTGAATGTTCTCCATAATGCCATCAAGCTCTTTCAGCCTTGCTTCAACTGGTTTCAGCTTGTCCCTTGCCGATGTCATTTCCGAAAGAAATTTCTGCTCAATACCGTCCAAATCGGATAGCGTTCTTATATTGTTTTCGGTAAGAAAATTCATCATTGCCGCCATTGCTTTCAGATTGTGAATTTGACACCACTGCGTGTAACCTCTGCTCTGACCGCACTTGATATTATTCTGAATGTCAATGATGACGTTCGCCTTGTATGGCTTGTATAGTCCCTGTATGCGAAGCTTCAATGCCTCAACGGAATAATCTTCGCCGAGCGTTTTGGAGCGAATAAATTTCTCCTGCCCCTCGCCGCAGAAAGAAAGGTACTTGCCCTCCTTGATACGATAATTCTGATTTCCCATTCTTTTCAGAAAATCGTCATAGCTTTGAGCATATAATAGTTGTTCGTCAATCGTCCTGCGAAGCTTTGTTTTCCACGAAATACCCTTGCTATCGGCAGTGTATTCAAAATAACTTTTTCCTTTATCCTTACTTGGTGAAATAACGGACAAACCGAAATCATTGCAAAGAATATCGCTGGTGCGGCGAATAAAGAAGTAGCTCTGCGGGGTGCTGTTGTATTTCATATTGTCTATGAAACTGACGGAATTGAAAATGATGTGATTATGAATATGCCCTTTGTCAATGTGCGTGCTGATGACATATTCATATTTGCCTTTGAGAAATTTCTCGCAGAGCTTTTCACCGATTTCGTGCGCTGTCTTAAAATCCGTTTCGCTCGGTGCAAACGACTGTATCAGATGATAAGCAAGAATGCCGTTTTCCTTGCAGGCCTTCTTTTTCGTAAATCCGAACTCCATATCAGCAAATTCCGGCGAACAGCCGAAAGACGAAACCGTCAGCCCGTCAAGCGTTTTCTTGGGATTGACGATATAGGCGAGTGCTTTTTTCAGCGTAGATTTGATAGGATGGATTTTTGTAACTGCCATATTTCCTCCTGCTTTTTCTTGATTTCCGCAATATCATCGGCATAGATAATTCCTGTTGAATTCGCTCTTGCGGCTATCTGATTGATGTTTCTGCCGATTGCGGAAAGCTCGGCGTTCATTTCTTTTATATAAGTGTAATCTGCATTTATCAGATACCCGTCCATCGAGATTTTACGGAGATATGTGGACATATTCGTAAGCCCCACAAGCTCCATTCGCTTTTGAATAACCGCCTTTTCGTCGGCGGTAACAAAAAATCGTATCAGTATATCACGGTCACGTTTTGCCATACACGTTCTCCTTTCAGAATTTCACGGCAGTATTGCCGTTTTGTATAAGGGTCTGGGATATCCCAGCAAGCTGATTTTGTGGCATTGTAGCCACAAATCATATGCTTGCTATTCTTCCGACCTTACCCCGCAGGATTTGAACTGATTATTCAAGCTATGACGATTCTTTTCCTCGCTTTGAAGCGTATTTTCTGCATTCAATAACGACAGCTCGATAACTCTGTTTGCATTCTTCTCTGCAATGGCGACAAAGAACATTGTAATTTTTACGCCCATTTTCAGAGAGAAAGAAGCTCCATTCGAGCTTGTTTCGCTTGCTCATTCTCGTCATATTTTTTTCCTTTCCCGTTGATGTGACACGTGACAAGTGTGACTGGCGTGACATCTGTGACAGCCGCCCGTCACGTTTGTCACGTCTGTCACGTGTCACGCTGACCTTTTCTCTGACGGCGACAGCGGATTAATTTCATACGCAATACCGTTGCTGTCCTTAATCTGACGGATATAACCATTGTCAGTGAGTAATCGCAACGGCTCTGACATCTGCTCAGTTTTTCCAAATTTTCTGCACATTCGTAAAAGCTCTCGGTTGTTAATTTTCTCATAGCTGTTGGCTTTAAGCTTATTCAGAATATACTCAGCGTCATCTGTAACGCTGTCAGCTCCCATAACCCCATACGCATAACGGGCTTGCTGTTTGTAATAGTCGGCAATATCAATCGCCTGTCCGAGCGTAATCAGTTCTACCTCTCTGTTCTCCGGTAGAAAATTCTCCTGAACGGATTTGATACAATGAAGCAGACCGCATAAACGTAAAATCAATCCGTGATATTTTCCGCCCCAGTCCTGACATTCGGCAAAGTCGATAAGCAGTTTCGGTTCAATGGCAATATCATAATATCTTGCGAATTCCGTCTTTGCCTCTGACGTGAAATGCAAAATTATTTCTTCGTCGCTCTGCCTGTTGTACTTGTAATTCAAAGCGGAATATACAAGCTTTTTATAGCTCTCTGTGATTTTTTCATCCACGGTTCTCGTATCATATTTTCGCTTGCCGATATTTGAAACGGGAAAGGCATACACAAACCTTGCAATCAAACCACTTGAACGGAACGAACGGTTTTCAAAAAGTTCTCCGAGAATATACGGCTGACCGCAAAGGCATATCGACAAATACGGGTGTTTCAGATAAATAGGTGAAGCGTTGCAACGGTCTTTCTGATAGCTCTCTCCGCCCCAACATTTCAGCATAAGGTCAAGGTTTGGTACGCCGTTGCTGTATCGTCCGCCGAAATTTTTGAATACGCCTGCTTCTGCCGAAATCATCAGCATTGACTTGTTATCCTGCAAAAGTCCGACAAGAGCTTCGGGCGTAACGTCGTCGATGCAGACTCTTTTGAAGCAATTACAAGGCGTTTCATCAAGTTCGGCTTTCTTTTTTGCAATTTCCTCTGCTGATATATTCTCGCTTTTCTCCATTCGCTCTATCTCTGCCGACAGCTTGTTACGTTCCTCTTGCGATAAATATATCTGCTCTCGGTTGGCGTTGTTATAGTCATTGGCAAACGTAACAAACGGTTCTTTTATCGGTTTCAGAACTGGTGATTTTCGTTCTGACGGCTCTGCGAGGATAAGAGTGTACAGCGTTATCGGCTCTGTATGGTCGGGCTTTCCCTCCATTTGATACACGCCTGAAAAACAATGCGACATAGCAGAGAGAATAGCGGTTGCCGCCATTGCAACATCGGTTGATGTTGACTCCGCAATTCCCACTGCCAAAGACTTTGGCACAATCGGCAGGCAGCTTATTGGAAACGGCGGCAGACTTGACTTATCATTACGCAATGGTTTCGGCACGTTCCAAGTGATTGCTGAGTTTTCGTTTGAGTTCATTGAGAAAATCACTCCTTTCTTTCATAAATTCCGTCCTTTCCTCTTTACTACCCGCAATGAAAATATCACAATAATATTCGTATTCGGTAAGGTGTTGCAGGCTCTCGGCGAACAACGGATGAAACGGCTCTTTCTCTGATTTCGGCGCAAGCTCTGTTCGGGCGGAACGCAACAGGTGGCAGTAATCACAGAGAACACGGAATGCTTTCTGTTCTCTCTGACGTTCCCCGATAACGGTGAGCTTTGTTTTGATTGACGGATTTGAAACGGCACTTGATGTAGCTATGCCAAAATCGACAGCAAGCTTCTGTGCGGCTTCCGCCTGTGATATTCCGAACAGCCTTGCCGTGAATGCGGTCACATCGCCGCAGGCACTGCAACCAAAGCAGTAGTAATGGTCGGCATACAGCTTCATTGACGGACTACGGTCATCGTGAAAAATGCAAGCAGTCATTCCGTTTCTGCTGTCAATACCGTAATGCTCGGCAACGATACGCAGGTCAAGCTGTTCCTTGACGGTTTCGTAAATATTCAAGCTGCATTACCTCCTCCGAAAATAACGGCGTAAAGAGCCTCCTCGGAAATGAGATACTTTTTTCCTGCCATAAAGCACGGGAGCTGTCCCGACTTGCACATCTGACGGATACGGTATTCGGTAAGACCTTCGATGAGCTGTGCCGCTTCTTTAATTGTCAGAATCTTTTTCTTTTCTGTCATAGTTATGACCTCCTAAAATGAAATTCGGCATTTCTGCCGACATCCGCCGAGGCGGTATGTATGGAAGCAGCACGGATTATTCAATTGTCAAGGTGCTAAAGATGCTCTCTATTTTTAAGGTGAAAAACAATGGGGGTAGGCGAAAAAACTTCTCACTTTTAAAGCCGAAAAAAAGAGGTGGTGGTAACCATAAATCTAATTTTTTAATGAAAATTCTCCTTTTTTCACAAAACACTTCATCAGAAATTAGGCAAGAACACCAATGTAAATTGCTCCCTACTTTTATAAGACAAAAAAGTGGCACTTTGACCAAAAAACCTCTCACTTTTAAAGCCGAAAATATTGGTGGGTGGGCGAAAAAGCTTTTAGAATTGAAAAAGCCGCCTGATTTCTCAGACGGCTTACAGATGGATATTCGATTTTGTGTTACTTTTCGGGGCATTTTTTGCAAAAAATGCCCCAACGCATTGGGTGTCGGAGCTATTGCGCTGTCATAGGTAGGGTAACTATACCCCCTACGGCTAAAACGGTGAAATGTGTAGTTTCAGTATCACATCGGCAATACCTCCTTTCAGGCATAAAAATAAGGCAAATCATGAATTTCACGACTTGCCCGAAAAACTATGAATTCTGTTGTAAATTGACAAAAAGTATGGTATACTAATATTTGATTTATAACTGTTTTGCGGGCGGCACACATATTAATGCCGCCGATTGGTGTGCTATATGCAGCCTGTGCAGGAAATAATTCTTCAATATTTGACTTTTAGGAGGGTGACTATGGATAAGCTTACAGAGGAAGATGTTAAAAACAGACTCATTACTCCTGCAATAGAAAATGCGGGGTGGCGTAAATCTCAAATGTGGATGGAAAAGTTTTTTACTGATGGGAAAGTTATTATAAAGGGTAAAACTGCCAAAAGAGGAAGTAGGAAAAAAGCGGATTATTTGCTACTTCATCATTCTAATTTTCCAATAGCAATCGTTGAAGCAAAAGATGAAGTACATTCTATTGAAGATGGAATTCAACAAGCTATTGATTATGCACATGTTTTAGATGTTCCTTTTGCTTTTTCGAGTAACGGACATGGTTTCGTAGAACACGATATGTTAACTGGTAAAGAAAGAAATCTACCTATCGACAAATTTCCATCACAAGATGAATTATGGCAACGTTATACTGCGTTTTATAATATAAGTGATGATATTCTATCTGTGATTCAGCAACCATATTATTTCGCAGAGAATAGTAAAACTCCAAGATACTATCAAAGAATTGCAATTAATCGTACAGTTGAAGCAGTTGCAAAAAATCAAAAGCGAATAATGATTGTAATGGCTACTGGAACTGGAAAAACATATACTGCATTTCAAATAGTTCATAGATTATATAGTGCAAAAAAAGTTAAGAAAATACTCTATCTTGCAGATAGAAATATACTTATTGACCAGACACTTCTTAACGATTTTGCTCCTTTTTTAAATAAGAATGTAATAACAAAGGTGTCAAAAAAGACTCTGGATAGTGCTTATGATATTTTTATGTCACTATATCATCAGCTTAGTGGCGATGAAGACATGGAAACATTTTTACAATTTAAGCCTGACTTCTTTGATTTAATAATTATTGATGAATGCCATAGAGGGAGTGCAAAAGACAATAGCAGATGGCGTAAAATACTTGATTATTTCTCAGGTGCAATTCATATTGGTATGACCGCAACTCCTAAAGAAGAAGGAGATGTTCATAATAGCGACTATTTTGGAGAAGCAATCTATACCTATTCATTAAAGGAAGGTATAGATGATGGATTTTTAGCACCGTATAGAGTTCTCAGAATTGGTATTGACAAGGATTTAGAAGGCTATGAACCCGAGTATGGGAAAATAGATGTATATGGTCAAGAAATTGAATCTAGGGTTTATACCTCAAAAGATTTTGACCGCAAAATTATTATCGATGAAAGAACAAAAATAGTAGCTAAAAGAGTTACAGAATATCTCAAACAAACAGATAGATACAATAAAACTATTGTTTTTTGTGTTGATGAAGATCATGCTGGTCGTATGCGTCAAGCACTAGTTAATGAAAATTCAGATTTATGTGCAATTGATAATAGATATGTAATGCGTATTACTGGACAAGACGATGATGGGAAAAAGCAGCTTGAAAATTTCATAGATAATAATTCTAAGTATCCAACAATTGTTACAACCGCAGAATTACTTTCTACAGGGGTTGATTGCAAGATGTGCAAAGTGATAGCTCTTGATTGTGTAATTGGCTCAATGACAAAATTTAAACAAATTATAGGTCGAGGAACTCGTTTAGTTTGGGACAGAGATAAGCGTTATTTTACTATTCTTGACTTTAGAAAAGCAACAATGAAGTTTTCAGATCCAGAATTTGATGGACCAGCTTCATCTGTTTATGATGTAGAAGAAAGCAAACCGCTTCCAACAGAACCTGATGATATTGATACAGACACTAATGATGATAATGATGAAGAAATTAAAAGAAAATATCGTGTATCTGATGTTGATGCTAAGATTATTAGTGAAGTTGAGCTATTATATAGTGAGGATGGTAAGCTCATAGTTAATCATAAAGATGCTTTTAAAAAAATCATTGTAGAAAAGTACCCGACAGAAACTGACTTTCACGATGCATGGGTCAATTTTAGTAAAATAGAAATCAATAATTATTTTGAAGAACGAGGGATTGATTTTTCAAAATTTTTTGAAACAGTCGGAAAAGATGTAGATATTTACGACATTATATGTATGGTAGCTTATGGAACAGATGCAAAATTAAAAATTGAACGTACTGAAATAGCCAAACAATCAACTGCTTATGAATCACTATCTACAATTGTAAAAAAGATTGTCGATGAGTTGCTTTTAGTGTATATTAATGGCGATATATTTGCTATTGAACGAAAAGATGTTTTAAAATTACCAAACTTTAATCAATTCGGAGGCTTGACAAAATCAGTACGATTGTTAGGTGGAAAAGTCAAGTGTCAAGAAATAGTATCTAATATAATTAAAGAGCTTTATTCTCGGGAGGAAATGTAAATGTCATTTGAAACACTTATAAAGAGATTAGAAAATATTATGAGAGGAGATGACCTCTCGGGGAAAGTACAGTATCTACGCCAAATAGTCTGGATGATTTTTCTTAAAATATACGATGCTAAGGAAGAGGAGTGGGAATATACCGAGTATTATTCATCAATTATACCTAATAATCTTAAATGGAGAAATTGGGCAGAAGACCATCAAGATGGCACTGCACTTACAGGTGATGATTTAATTTGCTTTGTCAATAATGTTCTTTTTAGAACACTAAAGGAACTTCCTATTGATGAAAATACCCCTAAAAAGCAACGCATAGTAAAATACATATTTGAAGATGCTGCAAACTATATGAAAGACGGTACAAAACTCCGTCAGATGATTAACGCTTTTAACGAAGTAGATTTCACTGATTACACTGAGGCTCACGAATTTGGAGATATGTACGAGGGAATGCTCAAAGATTTACAAGACAGTAAACGTGATGGCGGTGAGTTTTACACTCCGAGAGCATTAACAGATTTTATTGTTGAAATAGTAAATCCAGATTTAGGACAAAGCATTGGCGAGAAAGCAGTAGCGTGATTGATACAAGATAACCATTGGGTGCAAGTGTGAAAATCCCATAGAATAAGGCTTTTTGAGAACGACCCATGAGAGAGGGTCTTATTTTTTTGCCCGGAAACAGAAAAATGGCAGCATCGGTAGCATTGAAAACAGGCGGATTTTGCATACGGTATTAACGATAGCAAAGAGCTATCGTTGCAAGGTTTAATGTTGTAACGATTGTAATTTGTGTAGACCTACCAGTCTTTGCACATACCCCTTGACTTTTCTGCCTTTCAGAGTGATGTATGTTACAAACTCGGAATAGGAGGTCTTTTCAATGCTTGAAAATGAAGTTGATTACCGTTTGGCAAAGATGCTGCTTGGCTGTCTTTACCACGATGGCTTACTTACAGAAAAACAAATGCAGAAGGTCTGGGATAAATTACTGGAATACTACCACCCGCCGTTTCAGTCGGTTGAGGTCAGAAAAGAAATCGGAGATGGGGTGACGGTCGGTGAGCGATAAAATTGTCAAGAAGGTGGAGAACCTGCCACAGCTTACGGCTGTTAAAAGAACGGATAAACTCATCCAGCGAGTTGCTGCCTATGCTCGTGTTTCTACGGGCAAGGAAGAACAGCAGACCAGTATTGTGGCACAGAAGGAATATTACACAGATTACATCAAGAGCCATGCCAAGCGTGGCGGTGGTCGTGTATCCGGCAAGCCGCACATTGCTCCTGCAGAAGAAAACGGTGTGCAGTTGTTAGAACATTTGATCGTGGAGGCGTTGTCATGACTTACGAACAAATCAATGAGATGATGCAGGAGATGGGGCTGCCTTTCGCCTACCATCATTTTGCCGAAGGCGAAAGTCCTGAACCGCCTTTTCTGCTGTTTTTATCCCCCGGAGAAAATACATTTTCGGCGGATAACTCCATGTATTTCAGCTTTAAAATGCTGGATATTGAACTCTATACAGATGTGAAGAATCCTGAACTGGAAAAGCAAGTTGAACAGGTTCTGAAACGTCATAAAATCTATTACACAAAATCGGAAGTATGGATAGAGTCCGAAAAACTCTATGAAGTACTGTATGAAACGGAGGTATAACCAATGGCGAACAAGAAAAACAAGGTTAAATTCGGTTTGCAGAATGTCTACTGGGCAAAAATCAATGAATGGGGTGAAGATCCTGACGGCAACAAAACTGTCCCTGCATACGGTCCGTCAAAACATCTCCCCGGTGCTGTATCGCTTTCTATTGAAGCAAACGGCGAGGCAGAAAATTTTTATGCGGACAATGGCGTTTATTATGTCATCAACAACAATGCAGGATATACAGGTGACCTTGAAATTGCTCTTATTACGACAGAATTTGCAACTGAGATCTTAGGCGAAATTTTGGATAGCAACGGCGTTCTGGTGGAAAAGAATGATACGGAACTTGCTCAGTTTGCACTGATGTTTGAGTTCTTAGGCGATAAGCATCATATTCGACACGTGATGTATTGCTGTTCTGCTTCTCGACCTGCAACGGAATCTGCAACAACAGAGGAAAGCACGGAAGTCAAGACGGAAAAGCTGTCGCTGAAGGCTACCCCTTTGCCGACAGGTCTTGTGAAATCCAAGACAACAGAAAGTACTACAGAAGCGGTTTACAACAACTGGTTCAAGATGCCGTATAACCCTGATACGGTCGTGAAATCTTCCGCCAAAACATCTTAAGGAGGTAAAGCATGGCTATTAAAAAGAATATTACAATCGATGGTATTGAAGTTCCTTTCAAGGCAAGTGCGGCAGTTCCACGTTTGTATCGTCTGAAATTCAGACGTGATATTTATAAGGACTTTGCATCACTGAAAACTGAAGTCACTGAGGGCGATGAAAACAAAAGCGAAATCGGAATTGAAAGTCTTGAAGTCTTTGAAAATATCGCATATATCATGGCAAAACACGCTGATTCCAATGTTCCCGACAACCCTGATGATTTTTTGGAACAGTTCAACACATTCAGCATTTATGAAATTCTTCCTCAGCTTATTGAATTGTGGGGACTGAACACAGCAACGCAAGTAGAATCTAAAAAAAACATCGCCAGACTGACCGCCCGATGACAACCCCTCTTTTTCTCCTGAGATGCAAACAGCTCGGTCTTTCTATGACCGAGCTGGATTTGCTTACGATTGGATTAATAAACGACATGTTCACGGAACGTGAGAATGATGAATATTCAGGGTGGAATGAGGTCGCTGGACAGGCGGATTTTGATGCGTTTTGAATCAACAAATGTGTGCTTGTAACCAAGCTAATAACTGTTCAGAAGATATTTCTCCGGCAGCTACACCAAGAATCAACCGTGTTAATTCTTCACCTTCATAATCAACATCAATTCCATTTAACATTAGAAAAATAAGCATTACATGAGTTCCGATTCTCTTGTTTCCATCAACAAATGCGTGATTTTTAATTAAACTGTATCCTAACTGTGCTGCCTTATCCATTATTGTAGGATACTATTCTATTCCTGCAAATGTTTGAAACGGAGCATTCAAAGCCGATTCCAGTAAACCTTCATCACGTATTTCAGGTGAACCTCCTGACTGAGCAATGACATCTCTATGAAGCAGTATAACTTGTTGTTTTGTCAGACGAATCATTTCGCAAGCTCCTTATATACAGCAGCATTTCGTTTTAATAACTTTTTGGAAATTTCAAGAACATCTTCATCAGATGCAGTTTCATCTGTTTCGGTATCATCAAATACCCGTATTTCATAGCGTGGCTTATTGTTCTTAAAGATGATTGCTGTTCCATATTGGTCAACCGTTCTGGCAACCATAGAAAAATTCTGGTTTGCTTCGGTCATAGAAAAAATTGTGTTTGTATCAATGTTCATACGAACACCCCCTTTTTATTTATTATATCATAAAGTTAGGATAAATTCAACCTATTTTTCAAAAAAAGTGAGGTGAAACCACAGTGGCAAACAGAATCAAGGGCATCACCGTTGAGATCGGCGGTGATACGACCAAGCTGTCCAAAGCATTAGAGGGTGTAAACAAGAATATTAAAAACACCCAATCACAGCTAAAAGACGTAGAGAAACTCCTGAAACTTGACCCCAAGAACACAGAACTGCTCTCACAGAAACAAAAACTTCTCGCTGACAGCATTTCTGCTACAAAGGATAAACTTGCAACGCTGAAAGCAGCGGCTGAACAAGCAAATACTGCTCTTGCAAATGGCGACATCTCACAACAGCAGTATGATGCCTTACAGCGTGAAATTGTCGAAACAGAAAATGAACTGAAAAGACTTGAAGCAGAAGCCAAAAATGCAAATTCTGAACTTGCTAAAATCGGTGAGGCAGGACAAGTCCTCCGAAATGCAGGCGATAAAATTTCAGGTGCAGGTGAAAAACTTCTTCCTGTTACCGCAGGTGTGACGGCTCTTGGAACTGCTGCTGTGAAAACCGCCTCTGACTTTGATTCTGCAATGTCAAAGGTTGCTGCTGTATCAGGTGCAACGGGTGATGATTTGCAGGCTTTGCGTGACAAAGCAAGAGAAATGGGTGCAAAAACAAAGTTTTCAGCGTCAGAAGCTGCCGAAGCTATGAACTATATGGCAATGGCAGGCTGGAAAACAAATGATATGCTGTCAGGTATTGACGGCATCATGAATCTTGCAGCAGCCAGTGGTGAAGACTTAGCGACAACATCAGATATTGTAACAGATGCACTTACAGCATTTGGTCTGACAGCACAGGATAGCGGTCATTTTGCTGATGTGCTTGCTGCTGCAAGTTCTAACGCAAATACAAATGTATCTATGCTTGGCGAGTCGTTCAAATACTGTGCTCCGATTGCGGGTGCTTTAGGTTTTTCTTGCGAAGATACAGCCGAAGCACTTGGCTTAATGGCAAACGCCGGTATCAAGTCTACACAGTCCGGCACTTCCATGCGTTCCATTATGACTGCACTTTCAGGTGAAGTCAAATTCTGCTCTGAATCCTTTGGAGAAATGGAAATCGCAACCACCAATTCAGACGGTTCTATGCGTAGCCTTTCTGATATTTTAGCGGATTGCAGAGTAGCATTTGACCAGATGTCCGAATCCGAAAAAGCAAGTACCGCACAATCCCTTGTTGGCAAAAATGCAATGTCAGGTTTTCTTGCTTTGATGAATGCTGCTCCTGCGGATATTGAAAAGCTGTCAGGAGCAATTGCAAACTGTGACGGCACATCTTTACAAATGGCAGAAACCATGCAGGATAATCTTGCAGGACAGCTTACCATTTTGAAGTCACAGCTTGAAGAACTGGCTATCTCTTTTGGCGAAATTCTGATGCCTGTTATCCGTGACATCATCACCAAAATACAGGGATTTGTGGACAAACTGAATGCCCTTGACCCTGCAACAAAACAGACCATTATCAAAATTGGATTGATGGCTGCGGCTTTAGGTCCGCTTTTGATTGTGGTGGGTAAAACGCTTTCTTCTATCGGAAGTATGATGACATTCATTTCAAAAATTCCGACAATGATTGCGGGTGCTAAGACTGCATTTTCAACGCTTGGTGCTGCAATTGGCGGTATTTCTGCACCCGTGGTGGCTGTCGTTGCAGTTATAGCTGTACTTATTGCAGCATTTGTAAATCTATGGAACACCAATGAGGACTTCAAAAACAGCATTCTTTCCATCTGGGAACAGATAAAGTCTACCTTTGAACGTCTGACATCAGGCATTGTTGACCGAATCAACGCTCTCGGATTTGATTTTGAGAGTTTTGGTGAACTGCTGAAAGCGATGTGGAATGGATTATGCAGTGTGCTTGCTCCTGTGTTTGAGGGCGTATTTCAGCATATTTCGGATATTTTCACCTTTGTGACGGATACCATTCTGAGCGTGCTTGATGTATTTATCGGTTTGTTTTCAGGAAACTGGGAACAGTGCTGGAGAGGTATCAAGGGCATTTTTACAGGTATCTGGGATTTTGTAGTCAACCAGTTCAGCAATATAATGAACACGCTGAGAGGTGTAGCAGATGTATTTCTCGGTTGGTTCGGAACATCATGGAATGAAGTGTGGACATCAATTAAGGACTTCTTTGTTGGAATATGGGACAGCATCTGTTCCGCTTTTCAAGCTGTTGCTGACTTTTTCACAAACATCTGGAATGCAATATCAGCGTTCTTTACAACGATAGCGACTGCGATCTATACCACAGCAGTCACGATTTTTACTTCAGTATATGATTTCTTCGCAGGAATCCTGACCAGTATTCACGACTTTTTTGCCAACATTTTCAATGCAATATGGACGGTTATTTCAACTGTCTGCACCACTATTTACGACACGATTTCAAGTATCTGGAATGCGATTTACAGCTTCATTTCTCCGCTTTTAGAGGCGTTCCAATATCTGTTTGAAACCATTTTTCAGGCAATCCATATCATTATCAGCAATGTAATGGATTGGATCTTGGAAAAGATACAGACTATATGGAATGCAATTATTGCATTTCTCACGCCTCTGCTTGATGGAATTAAAATGTTTTTTGAAACAATATGGAATGCTATTTATACAGCAATTTCAACGACATTAAGCACCATTTCAAGCGTGATTTCTACCGTCTGGACTGCAATTTCAGGTTTCATTTCCAGTGCAATGAACACGATTCATTCTATTATTTCGAGTGTGTGGAACACCATCAGCGGTGCTGTTTCAAGCGTGGTAAACGCTATCCGAAATACTGTATCTTCCGTCTGGAACAGCATTTCTTCCACAATTTCATCGGTGATGAATACAATTCATTCGACTGTGACAAACATCTGGAACAATGTGAAATCTTCTGTTGCAAGTGTCATCAGCGGCATTTACTCCACGATTAAAGGCGGATTTGACAATGCGGTGAACTATGTCAAAGGGCTTGCATCAGATGCGTGGAACTGGGGACGGGATATTGTTTCCAACATCATTGATGGCTTGAGAAGTATGATCGGCAGTCTTGCTGACAGCGTATCAAATATTGCCGATACGATCCGCAGTTATCTGCATTTTTCTGTCCCTGACGTAGGACCGCTGACAGATTTTGAAAGCTGGATGCCGGACTTCATGAACGGCTTGGCAGACGGCATCAATAAAAGCAAAAAGGTCGTAGCAAAGGCGGTTTCGGGCGTTGCGGATACCATGAAACTTTCGCTCAATTCCGAGCAAAACTACAACCTTGACGGCATGACGGGGGCAATGATGAACGGCACTTCTGAAAATTCGGTGGTCAACAATTACTATCAAAACGACAACAGCCGCACAGTGAATCAGACCAACAATAGCCCGAAATCACTGTCACGGCTGGAGATTTATAGACTTACGAAGAATGCGGTGAAACAGTAATGGGGCGGAGTTTCTGCCCTGCAAACTGGAA